TTTATTTCAGACAGATCTGGATTAGCATATCCATACACTGAAATGGTAAAAGAATGGAATGGTGCAAGAGTTCATACTTCAGAGTATGAACCTAAACAACCACAACTTGAACCAAAACCTTACACGGCTGATCCACAAGGATTACCTCATCCAAGACCAGCAAGAACAGAATTTCCAACTACAGATTTTTTACCTAAGAATCCTTTTACAATGACTAGTGCATCTACTCAAGTTTCAGTAAGTTTTCCATTTAGTGATTACAAAACAGGGGACTCTATAAGATTTTATGATGTTAAATCTCCAGTTGGTGGAGTTGCGGTTTCTACTTTACAATTACAAACAACTTTAAATGGTGATATTACTGCTACAGATATTTCTATAACACTAACGGACTCTTCAGCATTTCCAAGTCAAGGGTATATTGTAATTGAAAAAATAAATGCTGTTTCAGGTTTGTTTGAAAATGAAACTATTTTTTATAATGGTAATGCAGGAAACGTTTTATCGAATTGTGTTCGAGGAACAGCTGCTCCTTTCAGAGGACAGACTCCCAAAAACACACCCGCAAGTGCACACTCTAACGAAGCAAAAGTCTACGGCGCTTATACCGTGACCATGGTTCCAACAGTAGTTCCACAAGCGGGTCAACCTTCAACGGTTACACAAAATAATAGTTTTACTTTTAACTTAATAAGTGCTGCAAGCAGCACAGAAACAGGAGGCGGGTTCCAATGTTTAGCTGGACCTGTTAATGATAGAGCATGACATACACAGAACTAAAACAAAAAATTAAAGATTATACTGAAGTATCTAGTAATGTTTTTACAGATACTATTTTAAATGGATTCATTAATGATGCTGAACTTAGAATTTTAAGAGAAGTAGATTCTGATAATAACAGAAAATATGCAACAGCTTCTTTAGTTCTTAATACTAGATTTATTGATACTCCTTCTGATTTATTAATCGTAAGATCTGCTCAAATCGTAGATTCAGACGGCACGGCTTCTGCAGATAACAGAGATTTTCTTCAATATCGAGATACTAATTTTATGGCTGAATATAACCCTAAAGGAGAGACAGGTGTTCCAAAATATTACAGTTATTGGGATGAGGATACTTTAGTATTTGCCCCAACCCCTGATGCTACTTACACAATCCAGTTAAATTATATCTTGAAAACTTTGGGATTATCTAGTACAACTCCAACTACATACCTAAGTCAAAAATTTCCCAATGGCTTATTGTATGCTTGCCTAGTAGAGGCTTACGGTTTCTTAAAAGGACCCGTTGACATGCTCCAGTTATATGATAAAAAATACACAGAGGCAGTCAAAGGATTCTCAATAGAACAAATGGGAAGACGAAGACGGGATGAATACCAAGCAGGTGTTCCTCGAATAGGAAAACAATAAGGAGAAAACTATGGCCATAACGCAAGCAATTTGTAATTCATTTAAAAAAGAACTTTTAGATGGAGACATGAGTTTTAAACAAACTGGTGGTGATACGTTCAAAATAGCTCTTTACTCTTCAACAGCAACTCTAAACTCAGCAACAGTTGGTTATACTTCTTCATCTGAAGTAGGAAACAGCGGACAATACGCGGCTGGCGGTGGAGCTCTTGTTAATCTGGGAACATCAATGACTGCAGGAGTAGCGAGATGCGACTTCGCAGACAGATCTTTTACTGGAGTAACATTAACAGCTAGAGGTGCTTTAATTTATAACACAACAATGGGAGCAGGCAGTGGAACTACTGATGCAGTTTGTGTTTTAGATTTTGGAGCAGATAAAACAGCTACTTCAGGAACTTTCACAATTCAGTTTCCAGCGCCAACGTCAACAGCAGCGATATTAAGAATATCGGGCTAATAGGAGGTAAACTCCTATGGCGAGTAAAATTTATACAGTAACCGTTGCAACCGGTAGTTCATACGGCGGTGGTACAGGCAATGTATATTTCTTAGACGGCGTTCGAAATGCGACTGGGCCAGGTACAGTAGATTGGGTTGCGGGTGCAACAATTCGTTTTGATCAAAACGAATCAACAAATAATAATCACCCTTTAATTTTTTCAACCAACACAAGTACATCCGGAATAATTTCTGCGAACGTAACTTATTATCTTGATGGAGCTAGTAATCAAGCTAACTACACTAACACAGCTACATTTAATTCAGCAACCACTCGATACGTTGAAATAACACCATCGAGTCAAACAGATTTTTATTATCTATGTTATGTGCATGGTATAGGTATGGGTGGAGTCATGAACATGACTCAAGATACTTGGAGTGCATTAGCATGGAACGATGGTCAATGGGGCGATCAAGATAATATAACCTTACAACTTTCTGGTTTTCCTTTACCAATGGCTTTAGGTGATGAAGCATCTACTCCTGACACAGGATGGAGTTCTCACTCATGGGGAGACAACTCATGGGGTAATAATTTAAATTATATTTTTCCAACAGGTCAACTTTTAACTTCAAATTTAGGAACTTTAGATGCTGTCTTTCCTAGTTCTGGATGGGGTGGAGAGTCTTGGAGTGAAGGTCAATGGGGATCAGTTGGTACAGGAAACCAAGTAGTAACTGGATTTGCTTTAACTGCAAACTTAGGTTCTGTAGAACAAACATCAAGCACTGGTTGGGGTAGAAATACTTGGGGATCAAAAGTATGGAATGGGTTTGCAGATGTCATTCTTACAGGTCAAGAAATGGCCATGTCTTTTGATAATAATCTTTTAATTAATACAGAAATTAATGGTGGTTGGGGTGGATTAACTTGGGGCGCTACTGGTTGGGGTGCATTTGGAAATGCTTTTGTTTCAGGCGTTAGTGCTACATTAACCACTGGAACTCCTACAATTGATAATGAAATTAACACTGGTTGGGGATCTGACGGCTGGGGTGTTGAAGGATGGGGAGAATCTATTCAAGTAGTTAATGTTACTGGTCAAACCATGACAGCTTTCGAAGGATCTGGTGGTATTTCGTTTGATGGTGATTCTAATTTAACTCTTACTGGAAACCCTTTAAGTGCAGTATTAGGTCAAGAAGAAATAAGTGTTAAAGTTGGTCCAATCTTAACTGGTTTACCAATGGGTATTACTTTAGGTTTTGATCAAGCAGTTATTCCTGCATCAGGATTTGCAATGACTGCTGCTTTAGGAACAGCAATTGGAGACAATATTACATTTGCAGAAGTTTCTGCTAAATCTAAATCAACATGGGGTAATTCTAATTGGGGATTCGGAGTTTATGGTAATCAACCAATAACTACTTTAGCAATGGCTATGTCAGAAAACTTCTCTGGCGTTGATCCTGCACCAGATGCAGAAGTTACTGGTCAAGCAATGGCTATGAATTTATCACCAATAAGTAATTTTGATATTAGAGGTGATGCAAATATAGCTCCATTAGCAGCTATGGGTTGGAGCGATGGAACTTGGAGTGAATCTACTTGGGGTGATGGTTTATATCGACCAGATACTGATGATATTTTCCCAATGACTATGTCATTAGGAACAGCTACTTTAGATGCAAATACCATACCTACTATTACAGGATTAACTAACTTATTTACTGCGGTTGGAAATGTTACAGAAATAAGTGGAGATGCAAATGTAATACCAACAGGATTTGGGTTGACATTTAGCTTGGGAACAGCTACAAATGTACTGATTTGGAACGAAGTTAATACTGGCACAGCACCAGTTGACCCTCCAGGATGGCAGGAAGTTTCAACTAACGCTGCATAATTATAGTTTGACACTATATAAATTATTTAATAAAATAAGAAAATCGGAGAATAAATTATGGCAAACTCTACATCAGCTAGTTTAAAACTTACAGTTCAAGCAACTGGGGAAAACTCAGGAACTTGGGGACAGATCACAAATACAAACTTATTAATCTTAGAACAAGCAATCGGTGGTTATGATGCAGTTGGCGTTACGTCAGGTGCTACTTTAACTTTTTCAAACGGTGCTTTATCAAATGGTAAAAACCAAGTATTAAAATTAACCGGTACAATCGGAGGAGCAGTTAACGTTGTTATTCCTGATTCTATTGAAAAAACTTTTGTAGTAGATAATGCTACTTCTGGTGCTTACGCAGTAACGTTCAAAACTACTTCAGGAACTGGAGTAACTTGGGCGGCAGCTGACAAAGGCACTAAAATGATTTATTCAGATGGAACTAACGTTGTTGATACAGCGTTTACAGATTTATCATCTGATTTTTCACCACAACTTTCAGCAGACCTAGATGCAAATGGTAAGAACATTACTATTGATACTTCAACAGGTATTATTGATGAAAACGGTAATCAACAAATTACTTTTTCAACAACTGGTTCTGCAGTTAATGAATTTACAGTAGCTAACGCAGCAACTTCTAACCCACCAGCATTATCAGTAACGGGTGGAGACACAAACATTGATATGAACCTTACACCAAAAGGAGTTGGTAGAGTAACTTTTAATGGTCAAGGTAAAATTCAAAGTGTTGCTGAAAAAGTTACAACTGAAGCAACCGCTGCTACAGGAACAGTCAACTATGATGTTCTTACACAAGCAGTTTGGAATTTTTCATCTGATGCAGGAGCTAACTGGACTCTAAATATTAGAGGAAGTGGTTCAGCATCTTTAGATTCAATCATGGACACAGGTGAATCAATCACTATAGCTCACATTGTTAAACAAGGCTCAACTCCTTATTACAACAGTGCAGTTACTATTGATGGTTCGTCAATAACTCCAGAATGGCAAGGTGGAGCTGCACCAAGTGCAGGTAACGCTAGTTCATTAGATGTTTATTCATACACTATTATTAAAACTGGTTCAGCTACGTTCACAGCGTTAGCTTCTCAAACACAGTTTGCGTAATAAAATAGGAGGAGAAAGATTATGCCAATATTAGCAAGTATCGGAGCAGGATCCGCAAGAGGATTAGGTTTTTCAGCCGGAGGAGCAACACTTGAAGTAGATTATTTAGTTGTTGCTGGAGGAGGCGCTGGAGATTATTGGCCTGGCGGCGGAGCAGGCGGAGGAGGTTTTCGTACCTCTTACCCAGGCGGTACTAAATTGGAAATTAAAAAAGGAGCAGCCGTTACTGTAGGTAATGGAGCAACAGGTGGTACATCAGGAGTTAGAGGAGCAGCTTCTACAATTGGAGATTTTATATCTGATGGTGGTGGCGGCGGAGGCCCTACTAATGATCCATCTATTGCAGCATCACTTGCAGGTTCACCTATTTGGGTAGCTGATGGAGGATCAGGTGGTGGAGGAAACCATATGGGTGATTCAACCCAAAAACCAAATACAGTAGCTCCATATTGGGGCTTAGGAAATACTCCAGGTGGCTTTAGTCCATCCGAAGGAAATTATGGATCTGCACCTTTAGATTCACCAGGACCAAATAACCACGAAGGATCAGGTGGCGGTGGAGCAGGAGCTGTTGGAAATAGAGCATCTCACCAAGGACCAGGAGGTCCAGGAGGAGATGGGGCAGCGAATTCAATTACAGGTTCATCAGTAACCTACGCTGGAGGCGGCGGAGGTGGAGTTTATTCATCAGGTAGATCGGGAGGATCAGGCGGACCTGGAGGCGGCGGAAATGGCGGCCCAAGAGGAGCAGGCGGATCAGCAGGAACAAACGGACTCGGCGGTGGCGGAGGCGGAGGTTCAGACCCAACTGTTACTGGAGGATCTGGCGGAAACGGAGTAGTTTACATTAGAGTACCTTCTGCAGATGCACCAGCTAGTTTATCAGTAGCACCAGGAACAAATTCAGTATCAACTTTACCTCCAGGGGATAAGTTGTGTACATTTACAGTATCGGGGACAATAGATTTTTAATGAAACATGCAGCTAAAATAAATTTAGGTGGTCTAGTTATAGACGTAATTACAATAGGTGATGACGTATCTAATGTAGAAAGTTATTGCGCTAATACTTTTGGCGGAACATGGGTAGAAGCTTATACTAACGGCACTAGAAAACAAATGCCTTCTATAGGTTGTACCTATAATGGAGAAAACCAAGTTTTTATTTTACCTCAACCATACTCTGATTTTGTACTTAACTCTGATTTTGATTGGGAAGCTCCTAATGGAATGCCTGAGCCAACAGGAGATACACAATTAGCATACCCTAATCCAATTGATCCAGCAAATCCTAACATTTATACTGACGTTACTTGGAACTCAACAGATTTAAAATGGCAAGCAACACAAGATTGCACTACTAACGACACTGTTCAATGGAACGGTTCTGAGTGGATCGTTGTTTAATCTTTACATTTATTAATTTTTTGATATAGTTTTGACTGAAAGGTCAGAAATGAGAAGTCAAAAATTTTTATTTTATTATTTTCAATCAATAGTCCCACTTCATTTTTGTGATGATATTGTTAAATTAGCCGCATCAAAAAACTCTAAAGAAGGAGATATTTTTGGCACTGATCAGAGCATGGTAAATTTTACCGTATTTAAAAATAGAAATAAAAAGAAATTACAAAAAACTAGAAATTCTAAAATAACGTGGCTAGATGAATTATGGATTCATTTAGAACTAGAAAGTATTATAGAACAAGCTAATCAAAGAGCTGATTGGCAACTACAATGGGATCGAAGAGAAGCAGCTCAATTTACTGAATATGCATTAAATCAACATTACGATTGGCATAATGATGCATGGATAGAACCTTATAGTAAAGAAGGTGTATTAAGAGGTTCTAATAGAAAATTATCAATGACTCTTAACTTATCTGACCCTAAAGATTATACAGGTGGAGAATTAGAATTTATGAACATTACAAATAATGGTAAAATAAAAAAATGGAAATGCACAGAAATATTACCTAAAGGTTCTGTTTGTGTTTTTCCTTCAACAATTTGGCATAGAGTAACGCCAGTAACTAAAGGAAAAAGATTAAGTTTGGTAAAATGGGTGTCAGGCAATCCTCTACAATAATATGAAAGAATTTAATAAAAAAAATTATGTTATTATAAAATCTGCTATAAGTGAAGAAACAGCAGATGTTGCAAAAGATTATTTTGCTTTAAAAGCACAAATTTTAGATACCTTTAAAAAAAATAGGTATATCTCACCTTTTAATAAAGATCATGGATTATTTGGTGACCATCAAGTTAATAAAGGTTTTTGTTCTTATGGAGATCCTTTGTCCGATAGTTTAACAACAAAATTAAAACCTATCTTTGAAAAAAATACTGGTCTTAAATTAAATGAAAACTATTCATACATGAGGATATATTTAAAAGGTGAAGAATTGACGAGACATAAAGATAGAGACAGCTGCGAGATATCCGGTACACTTTGTATTGACGATAATGATTGGCCTATTTATTTAGAACCAGATAAGAAAAAAGGAAAGATTACAAATACTGGTTATATCCCTGGATTTACAGACGGTAAAGCGGTGCATTTAAAAAAGGGCGATTTAATGATTTATAGAGGATGTGATTTAGAACATTGGAGAAATCCCAATCCTTTTGATAAACATTTTCAAATTTTTGTTCATTACAATAATTTAAAAACAACAGATAAAAAATATGATGATAGACCTCACATGGGTTTACCTAATACCTTTCAAGGAGGAATATGGAAGTAACTCAGTTTTTTCCTGAAGTAGTTGGATCTATAAGAATAAAATTAAATCCTGAACAACTTAAAACGGTTAAAACTCTTTCTAAACATTTAGAGTATCAACCTATGTATCCAGATGCTGCGACGGATAAAAAAGAAAAAAATTCCAGTAAGGGAGAAACAAGTAAACTTATAAAATGTTTAGATCATCCTAAGCTACCTAATTTTAGAGAAACACTAAATCAAGGTCTACATCAATTTACCAAAGATACTATGCAGTGGAATACTGGAGCTATGATAGTAAACTCGTGGTTTAATAAAATAAAACCTAATCAAGATACTGAAATTATACGTCAAAGAAATTCTATTATCACTATAGTTATGTTTTTTGAATATGAAAAAGGACAACCTTATTTTATTTTTGAAAAAGATGTAAAAGGTTTTGAGCCAAACATTCATACGTATAATGCATTTAATGCTTTTAAAGGAGCGTTGATTCCAGAAGCAGGCACTATTTATTTTATTCCAAGTCACCTTAATTTTAAATTTAGCTTAAACAAATCTAAAAAAATACACAATCATATAATGTGTAGTGCAATGCCTGTGGGAGTTATGGGAGCGGATACTTCTACATTAGCTTTAAATGTAAACAGGGATCAAGACACGTATAAAAAAATAATTAAATAAAGGAAAATTATGACAGAAGAAGATAAATTACGAGATATTCTTAAAATATCACATGCAAAACAAGAGGAGTATATGGCAAAATATGAAAACTTACATCTTTTGTTTAAAAGTGAAAAAGGAATGAATGGTTATTTAAAAGAACAAATATCAATTTTAGAGTTTGCAATTTCTGAATTAAATAAATTAAATGAAAGTTATATTAAAGAGATTGGTAAACTAAAACAAAAACTCAGAATTAAAGTTGATAGCGATATTTAAAAATTATTTAGATGAAGTTATGTATGCTACGCCTTATCAACAACAAACACAGTTGTGGGACATACAAGGTATAATAAAAAATAAATCTAATCAATCTTTTAAATTTGATTTAAGGCCTTTAAATAAAAATTTTTCTAAAGGTGGTTCATTTAAAACCAAGGCAGATAAAATGGTTTTTGAAGACAGTAAAAGTTTTATACTTATAGATGTCAAAGAATTACATGACAAATTAAGAAAAACTACTGATAGAGTTATACAGTTAAATGATTTATTAAAAGAGTTAGAATGGAACGTAATTATAAAAAAATAAAAGTAATTAAAAATTTAGTTAAACCTAAATTTTTTAAACCTATAAGTGAGTACATATCAGGTTCATATTTTCCTTGGTTTTTAAATAAAGGTATTAATGACGCTGAAGGCAAAGATGAAAAACATTTTCAATTTACTCATACTTTTATAAAAAATGGAGGAATAGTAAATACACCTCAGCAACATATGAGTGTTATTGAACCCATCCTATCTGCTTTGGATGTAAATGAAGTATTGAGATGTAAATTAAATTTAACAACCAGAACAGCTGAACCCATTACACATGGATTACATGTAGATGGAATAAAAGGATCTACATATACAGCAGTGTTTTATTTGAATACTAATAATGGAGCAACAGTATTCGAAGATGGTAAAAAATATCAGAGTATAGCTAACCAAGCTGTAATATTTGATCCTGACTTAAAACACAGCGGAATAAGTTGTACTGATGAAAAAGTAAGACTTGTTTTAAACGTAAATTATAAATAATGAATTTTGATATATTTCCCACAAAAATTTATGTAGGTAACATAGATGCTCAAAAAATTAAAATTAAAGAAAAGAAAATCTTTAACAAATGGAATAACGTAGCTACTAGTCATTCTACAAATACTTTAGATAACACTATTGAAAAAGAATCTTTAAATTATTTACTTAAAACAATAACTACTTTATTAAACGAGGTAATACATAAACCCTATCAGATTAATCTAACTAATATATGGAAAAACTATTATAAAAACAAAGATTTTCAAGAAACACATATTCACCCCAGATCAAATTTTTCTTTTATAATTTATGAAAAGATAAAAGAATCAAAAACTAAATTTTACGCTCCCAATCATTTGTTAATTCAATCTATATTTGATGAACCCAGTTTATACCCACAAATTTTTAAGCCTAATTTAACTAAAAATCAGATCATTATATTTCCTAGCTTCTTAGAACATGGCGTAGAACAGCATAATAATTCTATTAGTATTGCAGGTAACTTTAATTTTAGCTATAATTAAGGCTATTAAATTTTAAAAAACCATATATTATAGATTTATGGCACTTAAAAAAGTCAAATTTGCAGCAGGTTTTAATAAACAAAGTGTACCTTCCGCCCTTCCAGGTCAATGGGTAGATGGAGATTTTGTTCGTTTTAGATATACAGCCCCAGAAAAAATAGGGGGTTGGGAACAACTAACCGTAGCTGAAGAAACTTTACCTGGACCAGCTAGAGCTCAATTAGCTTTTACTAGTCTTCAAGGAGAAAGATATACGGCTATCGGAACTTCTCAAGGTTTGTTTTTGTATTATGACGAAGCTTTTTATGACATTACTCCTTTAGAGGCACAACTATCAGGAACAGCTACCTTTGATACAGTCCAAGGATCTGCAGATGTAGTTGTTAATTTAACGTCACATGGATTATCTAATGGACGATATATTGTCTTTGATACTATGTCAGTTACTCCTAATGGATTTACAGCAGCCTCAACATTTACCAATAATGCTTTTGAAGTAAGAGACGTAACAACTCATACTTTTAAAATCACAGCCCCTACAGTAGCAGTTAATCCAGGAGGAGGTGGCACTGGATCAGCAACTGTACAACCTTATGTTATTGTAGGACCAACTTTTCAAACAGCTGGTTATGGGTGGAGTACATATCTCTGGGGTGATTCTACATGGGGAACAGCACGAACAGTTAGTAATGTAATATTAGATCCAGGTAATTGGTCTTTAGATAATTTTGGAGAAGTATTAGTTGCTACTATTCATGACGGTAAAACTTTTACTTGGGACGCAGGAACCACTAATCCTAGATCAATAAGAGCTTCAACCTCTACATCAGGATTTTCTACTTCCGCTAATCCAACTGCCAGCAGATTTACATTGGTTTCAGATAGAGACAGACATTTATTTCATTTTGGAACTGAAACAACTATTGGAAACAGCGCGACTCAAGACCCTATGTTTGTAAGATTTTCTAATCAAGAAGATTTAAATACCTATACTCCAAAAGCAACAAACACCGCTGGAACATTTAGGTTAGATACAGGAAATAAAATTGTTTCTGCTATTCAAGGTAAAGATTATGTTTTTGTATTAACCGATTCAGCAGCTTACGTAATTCAATTTGTTGGACCTCCATTTACTTTTTCAGTGAGACAAGTAGGAACTCATTGTGGATGTATTGCACAACACGCAGCTACCTATGTTAATGGTGCTGTTTATTGGATGTCTGGTGAAGGTGGATTTTTTATGTACGATGGTACTGTAAAAGCTTTGCCTTGTCTTGTAGAAGATTTTGTATTTACAACACGAAATGGAGACTTGGGAATTAATTATAATGCAGCGGCTACAGTTTATTCTGCCCCTAATTCTTTATATACTGAAGTTAATTGGTTTTATCCTAAAGCAGGATCGGAACAAATAGATCGATGTGTAACCTATAACTATCAAGAAAACTGTTGGACTACTAGTTCATTAGCTCGATCTACCTATCAAGATCAAGGAGTCTTTAATGTGCCCTACGCTACTGAATACAATGTTACAACTACTCCAGTAACTCATTTAATTAATGGTGTTACCAATAAATATGGAACATCAATATATTACGCTCATGAAGTAGGAACAGACCAAGTAAACAGTTCAGGCACAACAGCGATTGCAGCATTTATTAGATCAGGGGATTTTGATATAGACGACGGAGAATTATTTATGTCTATGAGAAGATTTATGCCTGACTATAAATTTTTAGTAGGTGATTCAAAAGTAACTTTATTTATTTCTGATTTTCCTTCTGATATTCAAACAGGGTCACCACTCGGACCCTTTACAATAACCAGCACTACTGATAAAGTAGACACTAGAGCGAGAGGAAGATTACTATCATTAAAAGTTGAAAACGATGCTGCAGGACAAACGTGGCGTTATGGTAGTTTTAGAATGGATGCTCAACCAGACGGGAGAAGATAATGACTAAAAGATTAAATATTAAAAAAGCTATTAAGAAACCAGGCTCTTTAAGAAAAGCTTTAAACATTAAAAAAGGTGAAAAAATTCCTTTAGATAAATTAAATAAGGCAGCTAAGGCAAAAGGTAAATTAGGCCAACGAGCTCGTTTTGCTAAAACTTTAAGAAAAATAAATAGAGCGTAATGGCTAAGTTAACTAACTATATACCTGAACCTAAACAAGAATATGAAGTAGAAAACCAAAGACAAATTATTGAGTCTATGACAACTATGAAACAACAATTAAATTTTTCTTTTCAAGAAGATTTAAAAAATGAACAGGATGCATTTAATTATTTTTTATCATGACAATACAATATAAAAATCAAGGTTTTAAACAATCGGATACAGCCAAAGCTACAGTGCTTACGTGTCCTACTACTGCAGCAATTATAGTTAAAAGTGTTTATTGTGTTAATAACGATGCATCATCATCTATTTTAATAAATATGAATTTTGTTGATTTTTCTGATTCTAATACTGAGTATGAGTTTTTTCGAGATGATGTGGCTGCTAAGTCGCAAGTAAATGCTTCACCTCAAGGCTTGAATTTAGAAGGAGGGGATGCTATAACTGTACAAGCAGCGACAGGAAGTAATAAAATACAAGGCCTAATAAGTTATGCTTTAATAAACAGAGAGAATGAAAACGGATAATATAATAAAGATAGATTGCACTACAATAACTACGTGGCGTAATACTAAAACAAACGAAGTGTTTAAAAAGAAAGTAGAAGGGGAAGATATAGTACAAGATGTTACTGTGCAAGTTTCTCCGAAAGGTTTAGACATGATACAGAAAACAATGAAAAATGATAACAAACCAAAACCCTAAAGGCGGCACTGAGTTACAATTAGAATTTT